TCCTTGATCTGCCGCGTCAGGTTCTTGCGGTCAGCGTCTGTCTGCGCCAGCTTTCGACGCGCAGTGAGTCGAGCGATCTCGATTTTGAGTAGCTGAGCTTGCGCCTCGAGATCTCTCATCGTCGCTAGGGCAGCATCACCCCGGTCCCTGACGATGAACCCGTCGAGTTGCGCGAGTTTTTCGCGGTCCGTGCGTAGCTGCTCGGTAGCGCTGGCCTCGGCCTGTGCGGCCTGAACACGTTGAGACGCGAGAGACGCCCTCTCCTCCACTCTAGCGAGCTGAACAGTGAGCCCGAGTAGCTTTTTCTGCTCCTTGGACTGGCGCTCCATTGTGTCCAGTGTGTCGAGCAGTTTGTTGATTTGGCGGTCGGCGATGTCCGACCGCGACTGTTCAAGCACCTCAATCGCCTTGACCGTGGCCTTGCGAGCCTGACCAAGTGTCTGATCCTGTCGGAGGAGCTCGTTTTTCACTTGCTCCTCTTTCACGCTGGCCTTCGAGAGCGTGAGCTGTGCTCTGAGTGCGTTCGTTCGCTGCTCCTCGCTGGTGAGGAGCTTCGATAGCTGAGCCTGGCCCGCCTGAAGTGACAGTTTCACGAGCTGCTGAGCTCGCTTGGCTGTCTTCGAGGTGGCCGACAGGAAGTCACGTCCCAGGAGCGCCGTGAATTTTCGCGTGAGCTCGATCGTTTGGCTCATGCCAGCTATGAGTGCCCCCACTCCACGAGCCCCAGTCCGTGAGATTGCGCCGAGTGCGGTGCGCTCGAAATTTCGTAGGTCTGCGCGAGCGGCTGCCTGTCGCGAGAGCGCCTCCTGGCTGGCCTCCTTTTGTGCGAGCTCTCGAAGTCGCTGTACTGCCTTGCGTCGCTTCTCGAGAGCCGCCGCCGCCCGGCCTTCTGCGGTGTAGCGCTTCTTTACTGCCTCAAGCTCGGCCTCAAGGCGGTCCTCGAGTGCCTGCTGGGCTCGCTGCTGTCGCTGCTGCTCGGCTGCTGCTGCGTTTCGGAGCGTCGCGTCTAGCGCAGCCCGCCCCTGCGTGATCCGAACGTACAGTTGAGCCCAGCCGGTGGCTGACTTCTGCACGAACCCGATCAAGGAGCTGGCCGCGTCACGGATTGGAGATTTGAGATCCTTCAGGGCCTGGGCGAAGTCCCTGACCGCTGGCATCTGGTCTTTCACCAGGTTCTCACCGATGGAGCGCAAGTCCTTCGCGATCTCGTCGAACGGGTTCGCCTTCCCGAGCTCGCCTAGGCTGCGCTCCATCGCTGCGCTGGCCCCGGTGAACTGTAGCAGCGCCTGGAGGCGTTGGCCCTGGTCGAGCGCTGCGCCTCCCTGTGCGGCCTGCTGGCGTAGCATCTGGTTCTGTAGCCCGGCCTGGGTTTTAAGCTGGCCTGTGATCTTGGAGAGTGCGCCGAGCTCGCGATCGGTGATCTGGCCTGTCTTCAGCCTCGCCTCGAGCGTGGCCTTCGATTCGCCCGTGACTGCGGCGAGTACGTTCACGAGGTGCGCGAATCGCTGCACCTCCTCCTGGCTCAGCCCGAGCTGTGCGGCCTCTGTCGCGAGTGACAGCGCCTCGAAGCCAGTTTTGACGTCGCTGAGGACGCCCTGTAGCTTGCTGGCGTCCTGTAGCGTGACGCTGAACAGTTTCGCGCTCGCCAGGGTGTCGAACTGCGAGTTTACACGGGCGACGACTGCCCGCATCGCCTTAAACGCACCGACGCCCAGCGCCACTGCTGCGCCCACCTTAGCCACGGCCACAGCCGCCTTCGCGAACTGCTGTTTCGCCCGCGTGCCGGTGGTTTTGAACTCGTCTTGGAGTTGCTTGGTGTCTTTCTCGACGCCGTCGACCGCCTTCCCAAGCTTCTGGACCGAGCGTTCGGCCTGGGTGGAGTCGACCACCATCGTTATCTCGAGTTGCTCACCGCTGCCGAATGTGGCCATTGTCGGGCCTCCTGTCGTTCTGCTTTTTCATGTACCAGGATTCAGCCTCGCTGCTGGCGCTCTCGATCGCCTGCATGGCTCGCTGATAGTGTAGCGTCTCGTGCCTCAGCCCGCTGCCGTTGGGTGTGACACCATGGCGGTAACTACCGAACAACGCCAGCACAGCCTGGGTCCACGGGTGCCTGAGGAGTTTGAGCGGGCACCGATTGATCACGGTGCCGCCTAGATCATACGTGAACCCCTGGCCCCAAGGCCCTGCACGACTAGGGCCCTCACAGCCCCAAGCCTTGCGTAACGTCTGTGAGGTTCGGCACTTCGCGCAGTCGTTGCCGGGTCGCTGGATCTCCTGGACGTACGGCCAGAACGCAGCGGCCCTCAGTCGTTTCCCTCCTCCTCGCTCACCTGTGAGAGCTCCCACATCTGCTCGCCGATTTTACGCAGCGCTAGGCGTGGGAGGAGAGCGATGGCAGCCGGTGTGAGCCGAGTCAGTCCAGAGGGAGCAATCTCGGTGCAGACAGACGGCCAGTCGTCCAGGTTTTCGACGTCGTCGATACACAGGCAGGCCAACTCCACATGCGCGCGGGCCATCGCTGGCGCGATCTCAAATCGGTTCTCGCTCGGGTACTCGATCCCGCCGTCGTCATCGAGCGTTAGGCCAGCGTGCTGGAAGGCCTGCGCCGACTCCTCGGGCGTGGGGTAGTGACACCACGCGATGATTGGGGCGTCTGGATCGCTGCTGTCGAAGTGGATCTGAGTGCGGCCACCGTAGAGCCGTGCTAGGTCGAAGCCTGCCATATCGATTACCTCCTGGGGACGGGGAGTAGGGTGTTAGTGTTAGCCGCGTGCGATGCGTGCGGTAGTTGCTGTGGTGCTGGTCTGATCGTCGAAGAACTGGAACGTGGCATCCCAGTACTGGGTTGAGCCCACGTCAGCCATGCCGATGGGGTCACCGACTGTGGCCCAGCCTTCGATCACGACGACAGCGCCGGCAGCGTTCCCGATCTGAAGCAGCAGCCGAGCCTTGGTGCCCGTCTTCTGCCACGACTCGAGGGGTACAGAATCTTTATCTCGGAAGACGACTTGGAGTGTGCTGGCTCGCTCGCGCACGAAGTAGCGCACGCCGTTGCTGCACGCGTCTCTGATCTCCTGGCGTCCGTGGCCCAGGTCGAAGCTGAACGAGTTCAGACACATTTCGGTGGTGCCGAAGTAGGCTGACGCGACAGTGACGCCGATCGGGTTCTTCGCGAGCTGGGTGCCGTCAAGATTGACAGCGTCCGTGACAAGCCACGTCTCACCGTCCCAGTCGACGGCGAACAGTGCGATCTCGCCAAACGTAGCGCTCATTCCGATGTTCAGGACACAGCCTGCGGCCTCGATCAGTTGGTCGTCCTGTAGGAACAGCATGGTGACGCTGCGGTGCCCGGTGTCGTCGGGTGTGGTGACCTCGAAGCCGAAGACCTCGTCACCAGATCCGGGTGCCTGGCTGGCTGCTGGTGTGACAGTGATGTTGTCGGGTGTCGATGCTGTGTCGACCGCTGTAACACGTCGCGCCTCGCCGTTACACATCACGATGTCGTTGACGGAAAAGCCTGAAGCGTCGGCTACGTCCCACTGTGTGGTAGTGCTGCTGCCGCCGCTGATCAGTGTGCCAGCGTAGGAGTCTTGAGAGCCGAAGCAGGCCATCAACTGGCTGAATCGGTCGAGCGTGTAAGTGTCGCCGTTGCCCAACTCTTGTACGAGCCCCATGACCTCGACGTCAGTCGAACCGTTGTTCAAGTTGATGCCCTTCACCGGGCTGGCTTTGTCAAGCCCAAGCCGGTGGAAGTCGCGCTCGAGGTTCTCGGTGGTGGGTGCGATCGTAAAGTTGGACGCGGGCAGTGGTGCCAGCACCCAAATTACATCACCAGACGACATTGACGCGCTGAGCGTGCTGCCCAGGGTAAAGGTTGCGGTGCCGCCTGACTCCGCAAAGTCGGTGATCGCGTGAAGGTCGCCTGCTGCTGCGCCGTCGACGACGTAAAGCTGGCAGCCGTTGAACAAGTCGTCGGGTGCGTTAGCCAGTGCGGCATCGTCACGGCCTGATCCGCTAGTGCTCACAGTCACGGTGGTCCCCGTGCCTGTGGCGGCCTCAAATTTCACGTTCTTGGTGCCCTGGCTGACCTCTGGTGTGAACGCCACCAGGCTTACGGCCTTCGACACGTTGGGAAAACTACTCGTCGTCGTTGCCATCGTCGTCTGACTCCTCGATCTCTACGGCCTCTTCGGGCTCGGGTGTTGGGGTAGGTGCCAGATCATCGGCGAGTGCCGCTGGCTGCGTTGGTGTTGGTGCGGGCTGATCGTTCGGCCCTCGTCTGATCCTGCTCATCGCTGTTACTCCTGGTATCTGAGCTTGAAGCGCCACACCCACAACCGGAGTCGTGGATTGTTCGGCACGTCGACGCGCCGTGGTTCCTCAAAGTCGAACACAAACCCGTAAGTGAGCCCGGTGTAGTGAAGGCTTTCGCGTATTGCTCGCGCTCTGGTGTCGGCTGTGATCGTGCTGGCTGTTTGGTCGTTCGACATGATCGTGCTGACCTCGAGTTCTACCTGGCAGTACCAAGCGTTCGCGTTCAGCGAAAGCTCGGGCCAAGGGTTCCCGACGCTGTCCACCTTCAGCTTATAGTGGCCGTCGATCGACGTCTTCGAGGACGCGGCCAGTGTGAACTCACGCTTGTCGGGGTCTTCAGTCAGTGACAGCCCGTCGAGTCGGGTCTTCACCTCGGTTATAGCCTGTGTGAGACTCACCGGATCAGCTCCCCAGCGCCAAAGACGCCGTACTCTCGAGGATCTGGGTTGCGATCGTCGTCACGGTTGAGACGAACGAATGACAGCGCCGTGTCAAGCGCCTGGAAGGCAAGCTCGCGATACTGCGTCGCTTTCAGCTCGTCCTCGGTGCCGACTGCCATCATGATCGCCCGGTGGATGTGCGACACTGTCAGCAGTTCACACGCGCTGGCTAGCTGCTCCGGGTAGAGCAGGTTGCCGGGGTACTCACCGAGCCGAGCGTAGAGAATGTTTCCCAGCTCGGTCCACGCGCCGTCGAGGTACGCTGCTAGCGTAGCGCCAGACGGGAGCAGGTTCGTGAGATAGGGGTAGCGGCTCGCGAAGTCGCTCTCGCTGATTGGACGACGGAAGCGCCGAAGCACCACCTCGAAGTAGAAGTCTTCAAGCCGGGTGACTGCTGAGCCATCGACGAGGGACCACACTGCGCGATACCTGCCGAGCTCGAACGACGCTTCGGGCCAAGTACGCGAGTACGACGCCAGCGAGCCTGAGACTGTCACCGCTGTAGCGGGCACTATCTCGCTGCTGCCGTCGTCGAAAATCGTGATCGTGCCGCTGGCCAGCGTGATCTCAGCGCCGGTGTCGGGGTCGACGTGCCGGATCTGAAGTGTGCTCGTTCTGTCCTGTATCGCGACTGGGATCATGTCTCACCTCACGCTATGGGCCAGTCGAACTCAGCAGCCCAGCGACGGATCACCGGGCTAGGGTGCTGCTTCGATTTGGGGTAGAGCTGCTGTGACACCGCCTCGAGATCGCCGAGCTCCTCGTAGAGCTCACGTGCCGCCTTGGCCTTCGCTGTTTCGCGCGGTGGTGTAGATTGGGTTGCCGCCAGTGGGTCGGCTGCGATGGGTGCGGTAGGTGCGGGCTGTTCGGCCTGCTCCTCACTCACCTCTCGCAGTCGTCCACGTGCGGCCTCGTTCGCGGCGTCAGGGCCATAGCAGAGCAGCGCATGGATCGCACGATCAGCCGGTAGGAACGTAGCCTTTGTGATCGTGTCGAACTTGCGCCGGTTGCCCATGCTGCCGCGTTCCAGGTTCACCGGCTTCCCAGTCGGCTCGACACGAAACACGCCACCCACACCGGGCCTGCCACGCTGAGGATCGCCTACCACGAACGAGACGAGCTCGGCCTGGTAGGGCTGGGGCAGTGCACAGATGTCAGTAGCTCGTAGCCTCGGTGACTCGGCCCACATCGCCATGATTGCCTCACGCTCCTGCTCGCCTCTCATCTGAAAAAAGGTGGGCCTGTCGTGAGGTCGTAGGGCTAGTAGATCGTCGAGTAAGCTGTCTAGGTGTCGCATGTCGGTTACCTCCTGGGGACGGGGAGTTTAGGGTTTTTGGGTGCGCCGTGTGGCGCGTCTGTCTACGCTGTGGTGTTCTTCACCTTCACGGTGAGGTAGAACGTCTCACCGCTGAGGTTGGTAGCTGCGCTGACCTCGGTGCCACCGCTAGCGTACGCGATGACCTTGTCGTTGCCTGCGTCGAACTCGCCGATGTAGCCACCTGTTGCCGAAACGATGCAGTAGTCCATGTCTGCGGCAGCGACGCCAAGATCGGCCTCGATGTCGGCAGCAAACCCACCGGTTGCGTAGCTGGCTGGGCCAGCAATAGAGCCACGGACTTCTGATCCGCCTGCTACCTGATCGCCGAGCTTGCGGCCTTTCAATACTGTGATCGCCATGATCAGTACTCCTGTGAAGAAAAAGGATCACGCGCCCCCACATGAGGAGAGTGACAGTGTCACAGAGCGACTCGCGTGATCGTGTTGGGTGTGTTATCAGGTCGCGAGGTTTATGATCGCGCCGAAGTTACGGGGGTTAGCACAGACGAGCTGGCAGTAGGATTTCAGGAAGAGAGCCTTGCTGTCCTTCCCGGTCTCCACCTGCTCGATTCCGACGGGCACGCCCTCGTGGAGGACTTCCTGGTCGGGGTCAACGGGCATGGTGTCCTGGGGGGTGTGATCGAGGAAGTGGAGGCTGAGATCGTCGAGGTTGCAAAACCAAATCTCGTCCGTGGTGGCCGACTGGCTCAGCGAGGGGATGATGTAGATCGGCAGGTCCACCAAGCCGTCGACGTAGCGAGGCTCGACGCTGGTTCCGCCCATGCCACCGGGGGTGTAGCGAATGTTGGAGGAGTAGAGCGCAGTAAATTTGGGCCACTGGGTAGAGCTCATCCAGATCTCGGAGTTAGGTCCGATCCCATTGTTATCGTAAAGCAGTTTCGCGATCGTCTCGAGGTTGGAGGACGCCAGGCTGGCGCTGCTTGCGTCGTCGATCCGAGCCTGCCAGTACGAGGACGTGGACTGGTTGATCCCGGCGTAGGTGTTCGAGGTGCTCATGAACGCCTTCACGCCAGTGATCACTTTCGAGGAGTTCGCGGTGCCGTCGCCGGAGAGATCCTTCTCGATCTGGCTGATCAGGGCCTTGAGTTTGGCTTGGAACTCGAAGTTGAGGGCGTTGACATTGCCGCGTGCGGCTGCACGTGCGACGCGCACGAGGTTGTCGAACTCCATCGAGATGCCGTAGCGCTTCCAAGGCAGCGACGCGGTAGCGAACGAGGGAGCCACGCTGCTGGGGTAGGAGTCGGATCCGCCGTAGCTGGACGCGGTGAACGCGGTGGTGTGAACACCCCATTCTTTCGCGTAGCGGTCGCTGATGTCGTTGCTGCCGATCACGACGCGGCCCTTCGCGGCCAGTCGCCCCATGATCGAGTTCTCGGGGATGAGCTGGTTGCCTGGTCCGTACTCGGTGAACGCCTTCGCGATGACTGCGCCGTACTTGTCGAGCAGGATCGCCGACAGATCGGTAAATGTCGTTGTGGCCATGTTGGGCCTCCTGTTGGTTGCGTCCTGCTCTCAGGACAGTTAGAAACGCACGCCACGCACCGCCCGAGCGAACGCCGCTTCAGCGCTCTTCCAGTCGGTCGGCTGTGTCGTGCCGGGTGAGTTCATGTCAGTACGTTTGACCGGTGGTGCCGGTGCTTTGGCCTCGTCGGCCTTGGCCGAGATCTTGCCGGCCTTCATGAGTGCTGTGTAGATTTTCGCCTGGGCGATCATGTCGTCGCCTGCCAGCGCTTCGACCAGTGCGCGATCGTCGTCGCCTAGCGTGTCAAGATCGGCGGTGATTCGGGCCTTTAGTGCCTCTTCGGCTGGGTGTGGCTCGCTTGCTGGCTCGGCTGTTTCGACGGGTGCGGGCTCGGGTTGAGCCGGTTGGAGTCGTTCGAGTGCTGCTGCGACTGCTGCTGTGATCCGCGCGTCCAGGTCTTCGGGCGTTGCCTCGGTTGCCTCGGTGGCCTCGGGCTGCTGGGCCTTCGTGGCCTGCTCGATGGCCTGCTCGATCGGTGTAGCCTCGACTGCGGGTGCCTCGGTAGCTTCGGGTGCTGCGGGTGCCTCGATGGCTGGGGACTGTTCCATCAGGTTCTCCTCTTTAGGGCTCGGGTGAGTGCGTCAGCCTGCACCGCTCGAAGCGTTCGCAGGTCGCGGGGTGAGACGCCAAACCAGGGCGAGATCGCCTGGTTCCATCGCGCCTTCTGCTGGCTGGGTGCGTCAGCGAATCGAATTACGACAGTCACGCCAGTCTCGCTGGCGTTCAACTCCTGAGTGAGCGAGCCCAGCATCCTGCCTGAATAGGTGAGATCGCGGTTATCGACCTGTCGGCCTGTCTTCGCGCGCTTGCGCCGGTAGCCTGGGGAGTAGGGCGGCATCTTCTGGTCGTAGACGCCGAGCCCCTGGGCCACTCGTTGTCGCAGGTTCACGATCTGAGCCTGTCCGATCGCCTGCCCTACCTCGAGCGCGACGACGCTGAGGCGGGTGTCGACGATCTGCTTGAGCTTGCTGCTGAGTGCCATGCTATCGCCTCCCTGACGCTGCGCCGGTAGCCGCTGCGCTGTAGTCGCTGGCGGTGGCCAGGGTCAGCCCCTGCTCACGCACGATCGACTCGTTCACGGGGATCAGGCTGTGGCGGCAGTTGTACCCGCCACAGTAAACAGTCGGGTTGAGGCCCTGGGCGTTCGGTGTGTTGGCGAGCGCTGACTCCTCCACGACGAGCCCGGCCAGTGCGGCACAATAGGGCCTCGCGGCTGCGTCGTCTGGCCCTGCGTACAAATACAAGATCGCGCCTGACTCGGTCACGAGCTGCGCGGCCTGCTTTGACACCTGGCGCTGTATGCCAGCCAGCCCGGTGTTCACCAGCGTGTTAATCTGTGGCACAGGAAGCAGCGCTGTGAGCGCCTTCTTCGAGATCTGGCCTGTCTGGTACAACCTGAGTCCTGTGCGTAGGTTAGGTTCGGCTAGCCCAGCGAGGTGAGCGAGTGACTGCTGAGCAAACGACTGACCCACGAGCACAGCTCGTCGACTGAGCGAGCCAATCAAGGCATCGTCAATCTGGTAGGCTGAGCCGAACGCGGCCAGCGTCTGATCGGCGGCACGCTTCAGTGTGCGAGTGGCGGCTGCGTAGATACCGCCAGCACGGAACGCCTCCACCAAAGACGCTCCACTGAGGAGGGCATCGAGCACAGCCGAGACGCGCCGTCCAGATAGGGCGAACGCGCCGGTGGTTAGAATCCTGTCGAGGACGCCTGGACTGATCATACGCCCTCCTCAAAGTCCAGCGGGATCTCGAAACTCGGCTGTGCTGCCGACTCCTCGAGGATCTCCATCTCAATCTGCTCGATCTGCTGCTCGCTGCGGTCTGTCATTCGGAGCGCTTCGGAGCGGCTGACA